CCCTCAAAAAGCTTTTGAACCTTTGGAAATATCTCTGGATTGGCCTCACAGACCATGCCCCGCCAGCCGTTCTGAGCTAACTGCAGGCAAGTATCAAAATCACAGGAACCTACCTCAATGAAAAAACGCACTATGTAAGCCAGCCATAAATCTTATTTGTTTGATCCATGCGATCTTGAAGGCCATGATAGCCCCCGTTTACCCGCTTGGTTATCTTTTCGATTGTGTCAGTATTGACGCCCTCATCAGCGATTTTAAAAAGCCTATTTTTCTCAAAAAACCAATAGGCGGTTTCAAACGCATAGTCAGTTTCGATCAAAGAGGGGTCTGTCATAACTTCTGGGAGCCTCATATCCGCAGCGAATGACCGATAGTTATCTTTTCCCGTAAGCTGCAAAAATCCGCGCCCAATGAAAACACTTCCTTCGTTCTCACCATTTCCCATTCTGTTGCTATAAACCTTATCGGCTAGTGCCTTTGGGTTTCGAGCATAAGGCTCGGCATCAGCAACAGTCTTGAAACGGGTGGGCCAAACCTTTCTAATCCTGTCGGGCGAGCTATAATACAAACTTTCGCAAACGCGGGTAAAGCCACCACTCTCATGCGAGGCTTGACCCAGTAGATGCGCTGAGCGCTCCGCTGATAGCCCAAAGTGCTTTGTGATGGCTCTTGCTGTATTGGGGCCAAAAGACCCATCTGTGGACGCTCCTATGCGCTGTTGCAGATTTTGCATGGCTAAGGTCATTTTTAATCCTCCTGTGCGGGCTTCGTTCCAAATGTGCGAACGTAGGTCATATCTTCGCTATAAGCCTCTGCCCATTTATTCTCTGTGAAGGTTGCAAAGGTTATGAGCGCTTGATTGTCGGCCTCAAGCGTAAGAACGACCTCATCAAGAATAGCTAACTGCTCAACTAGAACATCAATCTTGTGAGCTTGTTCTGCGAAATACCAAGTTCCAGCGATAACTTGAGCGACCATTGCAGCGACAAGCGCCAAAGGAACCTTTACATCTGCCATTTTTATTTCCTAAAAAACTTCGTTGCAGATCGCACGGCGAAGCTACTCGCTACGATCACGCCCAAAGTGTATTGATACCACTCTGGCATTTTCTCCAATGCAGCGAAACCATCAGCAACAGCGCTGCGTCCCCACTCTCCAGTAAAGCATAAAATCAAGGGCAAAGAAAAAAGTAAAACGAGATATTCGTCTTTCCATGAATCTTTGCTTCCGCTGCGGTTTTATCCGCTTTGCCCTGCAACCAGCTTCCAGCAAGGTTAGCGATTGGGCCTATAAATGCTTGTATCATCTACCGATCCATTCATTAATGATTGCAAATATCAAGGCACAGAAAAAAGTGCCAAGAAAAGATGTAACCAGTGTTTCCGTCATTTCTCAGAACTTAACCACACGGCTATAGTTCCCGTCATGGCCCCGCTGACAACAGAAATCATTGCAGATTGCTGCGTTGATAGATCCTCAAGGCTCATCCCCCAGTTGATAACCTTGATATACATAATCGTCATAACCAGCATCATGATACGGGGCATCAGGCGATATTGAAGGATTTTTTCAAAGGTGTTTGCCATGTCAAACCTCTATGTTTAGCTTAGTTCCTTGCGGTCTATCCGCTGTAGTCTTGCGCCCAAACCTATCATAACTTTGCTGCAAGTCCAATGTTTGCTTTGCGAGCGCCTCTAAGTGCGTGTGATTGGCCCTATGTTCTTTCTCAACCCTTCGCTCTGCCAAATGGGTTTCGATAGCCTCACGCGCTCTGGTTTGCTCATGGATATGTGACCCAATATTGAAGGGCATAGATCCGATCCCACTTGTACCATCTGCCATTTTATAGCCCCTTAGCCCCTTTGGTCCTGTTAGCCCCTTTTTCTAGCCCCTTTGGTCCAGTTGGTCCCTTTGGCCCTGTTCATTATAGACTTTGGACCCATTGGACCCATTGGACCCTTTAAAGGTCCAGTTGGACCTGTTGGGCCTTAAAGCCGCCCCTGCTTGGCTAAGATGATGACGATGGTTATTCCAAGCATGATTGAAACAATAATTACAGCGCCACCATAAATAACAATGCGCTCGACCATCTTAGCTTTGCGCTTTCGCTCCGCTTCTGCTTTTGCCTTTCGATCTTTCCTTGCTTGCACCCTTATGGCTTGAAGCTCGCCCCAAGCGGAAAATCCGCGTGTTGCAATGACGATCTGGCGAAGCTCCTCCTCGGCGTCTCTGGCCCTCTGTAAATTTACAAATGTCTCCATAGCGTTTTCATCTGAACCAGAAAAAAGGCTGTTCTTTTTTTTCTCATGTGCAGCACGTAAATCGTCCACACCGTCAAAGAACTCACCGATTTGCTTGGTCACATTGACCAGTTCTTTGCCCGCTGACACCGCAGATTTGACCGCTGCAAGCGCTGTAAATGGATCAATCATGTATCACGCCCCACAATTACATAACGAGGGCACTGAGCCTCTGGGATTATTCTTATGACCTTTGGGTAATGGTAATAAAACGAAGGCGGCGGGCATCCATAACGACACGCCTTGAACATTACCCCAAAGGGATACATTCCAAAAGCAATAGAGGTTAGGGCGCAAATCATGGCCCCATCATATCACATTTTATTTGCGGGCTAAATTCTGAACGTCGCGTCTAAGCTCTTTTTGCTCATCGCGCATTTCTTTCAGGAGATATTTGATGTCATCATAACGGGCTTCAAGCACGGCGATTTTCTTTTGGTTAGTAAATACAAACCTTAAAATAGCGCTTAATGCCGCAACAATAGCTATGCCAGCGGCAACAGCGGGAGAAAGTATTGCATCACTCAATTTCATAGTGCCTCCGTACAGCTGAATGAAAAGCCATACTTACTAACGTGGTCAGCATCCCAACCTAGATCATTACTATCCATTCTCATTACAGCCTTTGTATCAGATAATGTAACTGATGTAGAGGATGAAATTGCTACCTTTAACGCTGGCTCAATTGTGATTTCCCCATCGCCCTGCTTATCTGCCACTATCATATGAAGCTGTGAGGCCGCTCCACTTCCAAACTGGATATAATCGCCAGCCTTAAAATACTTAGAGTTTGGCGTCATATTTATATTAACAGATGTTTGCCCTATAACATCAGTGCCCACAACACTCGCAGATGCAGGGACATTTCCGGTTCCCGCAAGCAAAGACTTTCCATCGGGATCACCCATCAAAAAAGTATTGGCCCGCCCGCGAAGCTTCAAAAAGAACGCTTGCCATGCACCCGCCTGAGAGCGCTTCATAGGAGGCAAAGTAACCGTTGCTTGCCAACATGCCATAGAATACTCATAAACTTGCTCATGACCGCTAAACGGGCTTCTGCTACCCGCTACAGACCGCTTAATTGACCAAGAGGACTGGGTAAAGGCTGGAGAACTGGGCATAGTAATTAAAGCCATTATGCAAGCGCCTGTCTAAATGAGCCGCCGCGTCTACTGCTATCCGCGACCGCATTCAGTGTATCCTGTTTTATGACTGGCAGCAACGAAAGCATTTCAGCCCGCACTGTTTGAGAAACTCCTGTTTCTACTTGGATTGTTTGATTTACAGTTACCCCGCCGCCGCCAAGAGCATTTTGAGTATTCATATTGTTCATAATTTTGCCCGCTCCAGAAGGAACGAATAACTCAGGTCCGCGCTCTCCAACTAGAGTAGGAGTATTAGGCTGAATAGTTCCCCCACCCGCTGCGCCAAATAATTGACCAGATGGAAGCGGGCTAAATCCTGTTACACCGCCAAAGATTGAGTTCATGATTTGATTTACAACGAAAAGCTCAATCGCCTTGGCAATGATCTGCTTTACAAGATTATCAAACATTGATTTGAAGCTTGAAGCAAAATCTTGTCCACTAACAAGTGCATCAGCAAGGCTTTGGCTTACCCCAACACTAAACTGAGAAATTGCGCTATTCATCATTTGGATTTCTGGTAAAGTTTGGGCCAACTCATCTTTAAGCCGCTGCAAAGCCTCTGATGCGAAAGGTAAAGCATTTTCCCCAGTAGCCAAAAGATGTGCTTCAAGTAATGAAATATCTGAATTTAATCCTTCTGTTGATGTTCTTGTTCCATTAATTATAGAATTTAAATTAGCAAGAGCATCTCCAGTTCCAGCAATATCCTGTCCTTCTGATCCACCTAAAGTAAGTCTAGGCATATCTTTCATTGCTTCTTTAAGGTCATTTAATCCATCTAAATCATTTTCCTCAAGACCAGTCGCGACATCACCCAGACCTCCAAAAAGAGTTGGGAACTTTTCCTCTAAGGCATCAAAAGCCTTCTCAAGAACCCCAGTTTTTTCAGCCAATAGGACTGCACCCATAGCGGCAAATCCAAATGGATTTTTTAATAGATGCCTTGTAATAGATTTAAATAAATTTCTATTTAGCAAAGTAACGGCTGCAAGCTTTTGCATGGCTTTTACCATATCCAAAACATGACTTGCTACTTGAACAGCTAAAAAGGCTATAGCTACTCTTTTTAGTTCATCAAAATATTTTGAAACCAAAGCTACGAGAAAAGCTAAACCGCTAAAAGCTTTGCCAAGAACATTCCCTACAACAACCGCTACTGGCCTTATTTCATCCATAAATTGCTTTAAAGCATTTATTAGGTCTCTAAACCCAGCATTTGCACCGCTTTCAGCAACAGTTCTCTGGAAAGCAAAAAGGCTATCCCCAAGCATAGAAACAGCGCCATCTGTTGTTTTTGCTAAATCGTTTGTTATACCATCATACTCGCCACCAGCACCAAATGCTGATTGCAATTTTTCAAGAGTTTCTTCTACGCTATAAGAAGTTCCAGCTTGAAATCCAGCCATAGCTGAGACACCACGCTCACGGAACATATCTGCGGAGTTAATACCAGCGCTCAATGCTCTTTGAATGTTTTGAGATGCTTCTTCAAACGACATCCCAGATGCAGCAGCAATATTACCAGTAAGCTTTAGAGCATCCCCCATTTGGTTTGCGTCACCTACAATAGTAGCTAACGGAGCTGCACCCCTTTGTATATCCTGCAAAGAAAACGGAACTTCAGAAGCATATCGGGTTATAGCTTGGAAAGCTTCTGCGCCTTTTTCAGCAGACCCAAATAAAGTATTAAATCTAACTCCTAGGTTCTCTACTTCTGCGCCTGTTTGAATAAACCCCTTTATCAAACCCCCAAGAGCCGCAGCCCCACCAAGGGCAGCGACGGCAGTTCCTACCCTGCGAAAGCTTGCAGCCATTTTATTTGTTTGCTGCTCTGTTTGCTGAGAAATGCGATTTAAATCACGCTTCAAATCAGACATATCCGCTTCAATGCGGACTAGAAGGGTATCAACTGTTGTAGCCATTAATCTGGATACCTTTCCATCAAATCATTCAATTCATCTTTTCGTAGAGGCGGCGGCTTGCCCCCAGAATGAAACTCAGAAAAACCTTCAGATGCTAGGAAAAATTCTTGAATTGATAGACCCCAAAACTCATCTGAGGTCATTCTCATTTTTCCAAGGGCCATTCTAAGCCAGTCATCCCAAGGATATTCTTCTACTCTTGTCCTACCGCCCTCAGTACGTTTCCCTCATCGTCACCAGCACCAATAACAAAAACAATTATCTCTGCGATTATTTTCAAACCTTCTGCAAAACCCGCTTCCCAAATCAAATTTGCAACATCTCTATCCTTCAAATCTGCACCACTTGACCTTAAAACAGGAGTTAAAATTGAAACCATTTGAGTAGCAGACATTTCTGCATTTTGAAGTTCTTGAGCTATTTTGAGAACTCCCTTACCAAGGTTAGTCTCTATCCTCATTATTACGTCCATCGTTATCTTGCATTGATAACTTTGCCCGTTGAGGTTTACCTCCAGTTCCCCGCGCTTTGGGTTTGACATTGGTTACTTCCTTTCCACTTATTAAAAGTTCCTCATTGCGATTAGC